CCAGAACCGGCGGTATCAAAGTCAGTTGCTCTGGTCAGAATGTAAGGTAGCGACGCAGTACCTGCTTGGGTCAACGTGTACGCACCGTTGTTTGCCCCCGCAGATTCATCTTTAACCAGTATGCGTTTGCCAACATCGCCCACAACAAATGTGTAGCCGTCAATGGTCAGTGTGCCGTTGGCGTTGGCCGTCAAAGTTGCACCTACGCCGCCGGTGCCGTTGTTGTATGTATTGGCCGCTAAAGCTGCCGTGGTTGCGTAATTACATGCTGCGTGAAAATTGATGCCAGTAGCAAGGCTGTCAACGTAGGACTTGTTGGCAATATCGTTGCTTGATGTGGGTGCGGTGGTGATCGTGCCGCTGGTCAGCGTGACCGATGTGATGTCGGTGTTGGCACCTTTGAGCGCAAATGGCGCGCCGCCCGCCGATGTGGCCCCTGTGCCACCGCTGCCGATCGCCAAGGTGCCGCCAAGGGTGATGGTGCCCGTGGTGGTGATCGGGCCACCGCTGGCGGTCAGACCTGTCGTGCCGCCTGACACATCGACCGATGTGACCGTGCCTGAGCCACCGCCCGCAGTCGCAGGAGTTGGTGGCGGCGCAAGTTGCAAGTCATCCAAAGATGTCTGGTTGTTGCCACCGCCAACCAAAGTAAATATGTTCAAAAAGAACCGATACCACTCACGCGACATCAACCCCGTGCGAGGGTCGATAAACTCGACCCGCGACGAAGGTAGGTTCGTTATATTGAGTTGTTCAGGCATTGGTCGGGCTCAGAATCAATTCAGCGCCCATAATGGCGACCTTTACAGGATCGGTGCCAGACACTTCATAGACCCTGTCCCGCAGCTTGAGCGTCATGCCAAGCCGACGCCAGAACACGCGCTGGTAGTACGCGCCGATCTTGCCCATCGGTGACCAATGCTCACTACTCCAAGTGTGGCCACCATCATCTGACCAACGCAACATGACTTGCGGGTCATCGCCTTGGCCAGTGGCCAAACCAGTGCCAGATTCGCAGTCCAGTTGCAAACTGTGGTGGGCGGTGCGCTTGAGGTTGTTCTGACCGCTGGGCAGGGCTCGCCATGAGCGCAGCCACTTTTGAGGCTCATCATAGTCAGCGTAGACATCCAAGGTCATTTTGTAAATGTTGCCATTTTCAAAGTCACCAACAATGGTGTTGCCAATAAAGTTGCATTGGCAGTTAGACCGATGACGGGTAAAAGAACCGTTGTCCCAGCCAGCACGTTCATGCCACGCTTGGGTGGCCACGTCGTAAACCCATGTGGCGTTACCTGTGGGAAACGTCAGCACGTAGAAAGCGTGGCCTTCTTGCTGGTATGTGTACGCCACCGCGTCTGAAATGTTGCCGTATTGAGCAATTGCATACTCAATGGCGTGGGTAGATACCCGCTGGCCGGTGTAGCCGTTTGCTCGGTAAACGATACCTTGGCCACGGGCATCAGTGCCCAACCAAAACAAACCGTTGTCCAGCTTGGCCACTGAGAACGCAGCCACACAGCCAATTTCGTTGAAAGCACCTTGAATGCGGGTCAACGGGAAGTCGGCCAAGCCAGCGTCGTACCAGACTTCAATTGAGTCGGTGCCAAACATCCATGCTTCACGGTGATCTATGTTGATGGCCACCAAGCCGTCGGGTGAGCCTTCAGTGCTGGCAAAGTCCAGCGGATCGACCGATAGACCGTCCAACAAGGACGTCACCCACACCTTTTGGCTGTTGGGTTCATTGAACACAAAGTAGCCGTCCAAGTAGCCTACAGTCACCGCGCCAGGGAAATCTGGGTCAGTGATTTGCTGGAACACATCGGTGACTTCGTTGTAAATGTAGCTGTCAGGATTGCAAGCAAAGAAAAGCTGGGTTCCGTTGTCAGCGATAGACACGGGGCCCGTGCCGGTCACATTGCCCAAGAAAGTGGGCGCAGATGTCATACCGTCAAGTTTGTAGACCTCATTGCCAGACACCACAAAGATGTTTGACCCATTGGTCTGGTGAGCCCACAAAGCCCGAATAGGGCCTGTGCCAATTGTTTGCAAAAACTCCAACCCAGGGCACCGCGTCAAAAAAGCCGCAGTTTTGCCACCGTCTGGCGTGGCTTCTGGGTACAGATTGACCATGCGGTTGTCGGCAGCGTTGATGCTGCGGGCAACATAGCTGGAGCCAAGAATCGGCGTTTGCATCAGTAATTACCGGCGTAGATGTTGAACCGCTGACGTGAAGACACAATGGCGTAAGGCATGGACATGATGTCGTCAGGATTGTTGATGCGCTTCAGGTTGCGCTTGCTGGTCATTGCAATGCGTTGCACTTGGGGGCTTGGCTCCACGCCAAACTCAGGCGCAAATTCCATTGCCAAGTTGTAGACAAACGCCCGCAGATAACCTGGTGGAAACAAGATATTGGTCACCAAATTGGCAGGCTCACTTAACTTTTGCACACTGATAAAGTGCCATTCCAAGTCCCGTGTAGGACGCGGATAAATGTACATTTCAACATCAGGGTAAGTCATATTGACAAAAATGACCTGTGGATATGTTGATGTCACCGTCTTAACAGCAATGCCGTTGTACTGCTGTTGGTTAATAAATTTGATACCGTAAGACACATTGGTGCCTGGATCGCGGTAGTAGGTAGCGTCATCCAACAACACAGGACGCAGGCCAACAAAGTTGCCTGACGGGCCAAGAGTGCGCTTAATTTCACCGGCAGGCCAAGTAAAAATTTGATCCTGGGTGCTAAAAACCGACAAGCGTTCGGTGTTCCATGAATCAATCATCTGATTCAGCGCCATCAAAGCGTCTTGGGACACGGACGCAGAAGGTGTCTCACCTTCAGCCAACACGCCAAGCAATCGCAATGCTCTATTGATTTGATCGCCAGCGGTATAGATGGCCATGTTTATGCTCCTTGTTCGACCACCTCTGGTGATCGGCTACGACGACGTTTGACTTCCAGTTCGTTGACGACAGGAGCCGCCTCAACAGGCGTGTCTAAAGTATATCGCACCCAGCCATTTTTTTCATCAAACTCAGCTTCCATTTCCATGTAAGCTATTTTTCGGCCATGAATTTCGTGTTGGAGATAAATTTGCATATGAAGAAGGGGCTGTTTAGGCCCCTATTTGGTTTAAGACAACAAACCAAGAGTTTGAAGTTTAGTTTCTAATTGCGTTACACGGGCTTGCAAATTTGCAATCACCGCCAACACTGAATTACCCTCGTCTTTGGTAACAAAACCAAACGGGGTTGTTTGAGTCAAATCTTGAATTGCAAAGTCTGGCGTACCAGGTGCAGTAGACGTGATTGTAGTTAAGGCAGCAGTGTTGGCCGCAGGCTTAGTTGTTGGAGTAGCACCGTAAAACCCAGCAGTTCCACCAGATTTACCCATGACTGCGCCGTCAAGTTGTGCATCTTCAAATGCAACGCCTACAGCTTTTGTATTTGGCATGATTTTTTTCCTTTAAAAAATAGGGGCCGAAGCCCCCATTTAGGTTTAAGACACGCGGTAAATTGAGTACGCTGCGTCGCCTGTTTTGCGGAAACGGAACGTGCCAGATGTGTTGCTGGTTTTGGTCAGCGCATCTTGGATCGTGTCGTTACCGACTAGGGTGTTGCCCGTGCCAGCAGTAAAGGTCACGTCATTTGCTGCGTTATCACCAATGTTGATGAAAGAACAATCAAATGTCGAGCCAACTTTAAGGCTAGAGAATGCAGCGTCAAGCAATGCACCTGTTGGAAACACATAGGTACCTGCGTCTGTGCCGCCGGAGTCCATAGTGCACACACCGGCAGCCAAATTTTCTGCGGTGATAGTGACAGACGCGCCAGTCAATGCGACAGGTGCGCTAGTGTTGTAAAAACTGATTTCGCCAAGATTGCCGTCACCAACTTGGTAACCGCTTGCGCCGTTAGGTAATGTAGCCATGATAATTTCCTTTAAGAATGTTAATACGAGAAACGGGGCCGAAGCCCCATTTGTTTAGCCCCAGATACGGCAAGCCATCTGTGGACGGATGGTGCTGTAACCGTACAAAACGTCAATACGGCAAGGCATACGGTCATTGTTAATATCGTACTGGCGCACAACACGCAAGCTGATACCGTTATGAACCGCACGGGAAGCCATGTCAACGCCTTGAGGCAGCAACAAGTCAGCAGTAGCGAAGGTGATCGCATCTTTGTGGTAAACCAAGTTCTGTGCATAAGCAGTAGAAGCAGTACCAACGAAGGTCACAGTGCCGCCAGTTGCAGGCAAGACATCCATAGTGGCCAAAGCAGTATTTGCAGAGTACATAGGCGCAACGGTCACAGTCCAAGTACCAGACACAGCGGTGGCATCAGCCAAGGCTACGAATTGGAACAAAGAACCAGTGGTTTCACGGGTCTGTGGGTTGACTGCATTGCAAGCACTGATAGTGAACACGTCACCAGCTTTAATGG